GGGAGCGAACGTCGCGGCCGTCTGGTCGATGCGCGCCAGCGTGATGCTGACGGCACCCGTGGTGATCGTCGGGGCAGTGGCCGTGGCTGTCTGGTTGATCAGCCCGACGGAGATCGTCGCCAGAGACGTGACGGTCGGAGTGAAAGTGGCTGCGGTCTGGTTGATCAGCGCGACCGAGAACGCCCTGCCCACGGTGGGGGTGAACGTCGACGCCGGGTTCGACAGGAGCGCGATGGTCAGGTTGCGGACCGACGTAACGGTCGGCGTGAAGGTTGCTGCTGTCTGGTTGATCAGGCCCAGAGAGACGTTGACTGCGCCTGTCGTGATCGTCGGGTTGAACGTCGCTGCCGTCTGGTTCAGCAGGGCGATGGTCAGGTTGCGGACGCTCGTGACCGTCGGCGTGAACGTGGCAGCCGTCTGGGTGATGATCCCGACGCTGATGCTGTAGGTCGTGGTGACCGTCGGGGTGAAGGTCGCCGCCGTTTGATTGATGAGCCCGACGGAGACCGGAGCTGCGCCCGGGGTGACGGTCGGGGCGAACGTAGCTGCCGTGTTCGACAGCAGCGCGATGGTCAGGTTCCTGACGCTGGTGACGGTCGGCGTGAACGTCACTGCCGTTCGGTCGATGAGACCAACGGAGATCGTCGCGAGGCTGGTAACGGTCGGCGTGAACGTCGCCGCCGTCTGCGACAGCAACGCGATGGTCAGGTTCCTGACCGATGTCACCGTCGGGGTGAAGGTCGACGCGGTCTGGGTGATGAGCCCGACGCTGACGGTCGCTAGCGAGGTGACGGTGGGCGTGAACGTCGCCGCCGTCTGGGTGAGCAGGCCGAGCGTTACGGTCTGGGGGCCCGTGCTGGCGACGAACTCCTCGGTGACGCGGACGTTGCCCGCCTCGTCGACGCGGGTGTCGCCAGCCTCGGTGACACGGGTGCCCTCTGTGACCGTGTCCGGGAAGTCGGCCTCGACGACGACGGCGTCCCAGTACGGCAGCGAGGCGACGTTGGTCGAGTACCCGAAGCGGACCTCGAGTTCGCGGAGCGCCTGCAGCGTCCAGTAGCCGCCCGCGGGCTTCTCGAGGTGGTTCCGGTAGATGTTCGTGACGCCGGTGTTGCTGATGTCGGTCAGCCCGTCGCCGCCGGATCCCGCGTCGTTGATGGCGATGACCCCGCCCGAGTCGACGAGCTTCCAGCCGACCGTGTTGGCAGTCGTGCCAGAGGCATGCATACCAAGCGCGACGGCCAGCGCATCCGGGTCGTACAGCGGGATCGGATCAGAGACCCGCACGTAGTCGAACGACGCCAGAACCGGGCCATTGGAGATGTCGCCGGTGAATAGGACCATCCCGGCCCCGCCCGCGGGCTGCAGGGCCGACGTCGTGTCGGTCTGCACGACATCCCAGCCGGGCGGCTCCGGGTGGTCGTCACGCCAGACCTTGAAGCGCAGGCGGCTCGTGGTGCCGTCGCCGGTCGCCCTCACTCGCGCGTAGAACCACGTGTCAGCCCGCGCGGGCTCGCGGTCGGTAATGACGACCGACGACCCGATGTAGCTGTCGACCCCGCCCACAACCGACTTGAGCGCGACATCGAGTGCCGTGCTGTCGCCGTTGAAGTTGACCTGCGCCGCGTAGTAGTTCCCGCCGCCCGACCAGCGGAACACGAACCAAGCCAGCACGTTCGCGTTCGTCGGAAGCCTGTCGAGCTTGAACCGCCAGAGCATGTCGAGGTCGCGGATGCTGACGCTGGTGGCGACCGCGGACAGGCCGTCGTTCGCGTTGATCGAGACCGTGGCGATCCCGTTGTTCCCTGAGGTCACGTCGAACGGCGCACCGCCGTCCGACCACACGCCGCCCGCGTTGCCGAAGTCGGGCGTGCCCCATTGGTCGGAGAGCGTCCGGGTGAAGTCGTCGTTGAGCACGATCGGCGAGAACCCGCCGACCCCGACGTAGCCGTCAGAGCGGACGACCTTCTGGCGGATGAAGTCGCTGATGTTCGACAGGTCGTGCTCGTCGAGCCACGTATGGGCGAGCTTGTCGGTCAGGCCGACGTCTCCACCAGCAGCGTCGTAGCCGAAGTCACCGGCGGTGAAGCTGTGGACCCCATCGACGGTCGGCACGAGGCCGTGAACGGCTCCGGCACCGAACGGGAAGTCGGCCAGCGTGAACCCGTACATGAAGTCGTCGACGTACAGGTCGGCGGTGGCCGTCGCGGTGAAGCCGAGCCGCACGTCGGTGAAGTCGGCCCCTGCCTGTGTGGTCTGGATCGTGGCGACGGTGCCGCCGTCGAGGCTGACCTTGAGGATGGTGTCAGCGCCGTACGAGTCCGCCGACAGGTCGAGCCGATACCACGTGTTCAGGCTGATCGGGCTGTCGAACGCCGTGTCCGAGCCAGCTCCGACGTCACCGTATAGCTGGCCTGAGTTGTTGCAGCGGATGTTGATCGAGCCGCTCGAGTTGACCAGCGACAGGAACGAGCTGGTGGCGATCGGGAACGACGCGAACCGGAAGTAGAACCGGCTGACGATGCCCCGGTGGCTGACGGCGCTGATGTCGCGCCCGAAGTACTGCGTCGTGGCGGTCGGGTTGAACCTAGCGGCGCGTAGGCCCGTGCGCACGACCGACGTCTGGATCCCGGGCGTGTTGACGTAGCTGTTCCAGTGGGGCTCGGCGGGCGAGTTGGTCGCCCCGACTGCAGTGACGTTGTCCTCGAAGCCGCACACGAACGCGACATCCTTGGTCGCGCCGGCTTGGTAGTGGGCGAGCTGCTGAGCGTTCGACAGGGCGGTCGGGTAGTACGCCAGCTTGCCGACGTCCTGCAGGTCGTGTGACCCGAGGCTGTTGTTGTACGCGCCGACTTGGAACGGGATGGCCGGCCACGTGATCGGCCCCGTGACCGCGGTCGGCCCTACCGCCAGCGTTCCGTCGATGTAGATCCGGCTGTTGGAGCCGTCCCATGTTCCGACGACGTGGTGCTTCCGGCCATCGGTCCACAACGTCGGCCGGGTGACGTGGATCTCGGTCGCGTTGATGTAGAAGTAGATCGTTCCGGAGAAGTTGCTCGACAGGTACAGCAGCGCGCCCTGTGTCCCGTTCGACTGCCCGAGCAGGGCCCCGTCAGACGGGGGCGCGGTCCCGTAGAACCAGCCCTCGAGCGTGATGGCCGTCGTCGGCGTCGAGATCTGCGAGCCCGTCGCATAGACGCCGTTGAGGTTCATTGCCCCGTCCGGGTCGCCCTTGATGAACCCCGGGCGCTGACGGACAGGCGTACCCGTGAACGTCAGGTGGTTGCTGCCGATGCGATCGAGCGCGTTGCCCGATGTGTCGGCAAAGTCCCACGCGCTGATCGCGCCGTCAGCGGTGACTAGGTCGTCGTAGGACGCCATGGCTTAGAAGAAGGTCGTGACCATGACGACCCCGTGGCCGCCAGCACCTCCGAAGCCGCCAGCGACGCCCGCGCCGCCGCCTCCACCGCCGCCGGGGAACCCGCCGTTGCCACCGGTCACCTTCGTCGTTCCGCCACCATTACCCCCGGAGCCACCGAAGGGCAGTCGGGTCGAGTCGTTGCCGTTCGTACCCTGCCCAGCCGGTGACCCGATGCCACCGCCGTAACCGCCGATCGAGGCATTCGTGTTCGTGCGGCCACCTGCGCCGCCACCGGCACCACGAAGGCTGTAGCCGTTGTTGACCGCGGTGATCGCGGTGTCGGTGTCAGCCCCGGACTCACCACCGCCGCCGCCCCAGTCGGCAGGTGACCCGCCCACAGGGGCGGTCGTGCCTGAGCCGCCTCGGCCGCCGATCCCACCGTTTGCAGCGATGGCGTTCGCGGCCGACAACGCCTCCATCGTCGTTCGTGTCGTGTTGACGCCGATGGCCGTGGTGCCGCGCCCACTGCCGCCCCCACCGTTGCCGCCGTCAGCACTGGCCGCCGCCGTCGCAGCGATACCCGCGACCCTGCTTTGGGACGTCAGCGGTCCGGCCGCGCTTCCCTTGTCGAACTCGGAGATGACGCCTACGTTCCCGGCTTGGTTGAGCGCGGTCCCAATAGCACCACCCTTGCCCGGATGCACGATGAGCGTGGGCTGGAGGTCCTCGGCCTCGTACCACGCCTCGTCGTACCCACCGCCTCCACCGCCGCCGCCACCTGCGGCGGTCGTCGTGGTGTTGCCGCCCGAGCCACTGCCACCGCCGTCGACGAGCTGGACGAACACCTTGCGCGCCCCGTACGGCTTGGCCCACGTGTCGTCGAGGTCCGCCGTCGACCCGATGTAGGTCATGGTCTCTGGGCCGCGAGGCATCGGGAAAGCGTCCTTGGGGACGAACGCGATGGTGGTCGACACATCGACCGTGCTGCTCGACCAGACGACGGTCGTCCCGGTGACTTCACCGGCCGTGGCCTTGACGCCGGACATGATGAGGATGCCGCCACCCGTGCCGTCCGTGGTGGAGTCGTCGAACACCTCGGTCAGCGACGTCAGGCTGGAGTTGCTCGGTGCCGAAGCTGCAGCTCCTGCCTGATCGAGTGCATGCGCAAAGATGTTGAGGATCAGACTGTTGTCGCCGCGCGTGGTGCCGGTATCGGCAGTGCCGGTCGTGGACGCCGTGAACTTCCAGCTCTGGCCGAGCATGCGGAACGGATCGCCAACGGTCGGGCAGCCACGGATGGCGAGCATGACGCCGTAGGTGTGGTCGCCCGAGTCGGCGATCGTCGGTGCGGACTCCGAGCCGTTGTCCCGCTTCCAGAAGATGCCCAGACGGGTGGATCCCGCCGATGCCGCAGCGCCGATCCCGTTCTGCGGTCCGAGCTGGGTATAGCCGGTGGGCGTCGCGATCGTCTGGTTCGACGACTGCAGGATCAGCAGCAGGATGTCGTTGAGCGCGTGAGTACCGGGCAGCGTCGCCGTCGGCGCAGCGGTGCTGGTGAACTCCGCACCGGTCGAGATGACGACGGGGAGCGTGCCAGCAGACTGCCGGATCTGAGTGACGGTCGCTTTGACCGACCCAGACCCGGCAGCACCCTGATGTAGCTCGAGTTCATCCGTGCCAGCGATGCTGCTGGCGGCGGACATCCCCGAGATAGGGACATTCGCCACGGGTTACCTCAGAAGGTGAAGATCCCCGACGCGTTCCACGTGACGGTGATGTCTCCGCCGTTCGGGGTGACCGGCAGACCGGTCCCCGTGTCGAAGTACGCGATCAGGTCGGACGTCGACGCGGTGCCTGTGTCCTTCAGGATGTTCACCGACTCGACGCTGTTGCCCGACACCGCAGTGAAGGTCACGTTGTCGGCATCGAACACACCTGCCGCGACCGTGCCGACAGTCTTCGACGTGAACGCCGACGACATCGATCCGACGAGGCCCGCCGAGATGTCGTTGTAGAAGTCGTCGGTCGTGATGTTCGGCGTGTCGGTGCCGTGATCGATCAGTACCGCCTTGATCGTGTCGGCATCGAGGTCCACACGCGTTGCATGCGACCCCAGAACGCCGTTGCGATAGGCGACATACAGCGCGTTCGCCATCAGGTCCTCTCCTTGCCGTGCTTGCTTCGGACGATCTTGATACCGGGAGTCATGCCCTTGCCGGGCGTCATCCCGATGCCGATCTTCGGCGGCTTCTTGACCTCCTGCCCGATCGAGAAGCCGTCCTTCTGGAGGATGGGCTTGATGCGATCAAAGACGCCGGTCGACACGATAGCAGCACCCGTCTCGTCCAAGTTCAGGTGATGCGTCTTGAAGAGGTGGACTGAGCCGCATCCGCCAAGCTCGGGCAGCGTGCATTGGTACGGCTCCTGATAGGGGATGTTGGGCTCCACGACCGTGTAGCGCACGTTTCGCTCGGTCGGGTGCTGGACTCGGACGCCGGGCATCACTCCTCCTCACGGTGATCGACGACTTCGGTGATGCGACCGTTCGCATCCCGGATGACCTCGCGTCGAACGATAGGACGCTGGACGTGCTCGAGGCCAGCGCGCAGCTCGTCGAGAGCGCGCACGAAGTCGGTCGTGTCGACCGCCACGTTCACCTCGGGCGGGCTGACGTTGACGATCGGTGCCTCGACCTTGATCTCGGACGGGGCAACGTCGACCTTCACGTCAGGCGGCAGGACGTCGACCTTCACGTCCGGGATCTTGATCTCGGGCATGTTGATGGTCGGTCCGCCCACGTGGACCTCAGGCGTCTGGGGGGTCGGCAGCGCCTTGATGGCCTCGACGAGGTCTGGCTGGGCTTCGAACGCCTTCTCGATCAGGAGCTTGGTGGTCGCCGGCGGGCCAGCGGTCTCACCGGGCTTGGGTACCTTGCGCATCGCCAGCTCGCGGGCGGTCGGGATGTCCTCGAGCAGAACGAGCCCCTGAGGCGTGTTCGCCATCAGCTTGTTGTACGGGTTCTCCTCGGAGTTGGGGTCGCCCATCGGCGACTTGCCCTGACGCCGGCGAGCTTCGTTGACGGTCTCCGACGGCATGCCCGCGAGGGTCAGCTTCTGGGTCTCGGCCAGCGCCTTCGACTGGCGGTCGGTCACGGCGGTGAAGCGGAACGCGATGTTGTTCGAGGGGCCACCCCACGCCGGGTCCCAGCAGAACTGGCTGGTCATGACGTTCTGTACGCGCGCGAGGGGGAACAGGGTCCGATCGTCGGTCATGGCCTGCTGGACCTCGCCCGTCGACTTGTTGATGTCGAAGCTGAAGCCGAGGTCCTGCGGAGAGAGATGCAGGACTGCACAGATCTTGCGGACGAGGTACTCCTGCCACTCGATGAACTGCATGTCCCGGTTGTTGTTCTTGAACGGGATGAACTTGGCGCTCTTGGTGCCGCCCCAGAACGCCATCATCGACTTGCCGGCGATCAGCGTGTTCCAGAGCGCCTTGAAGCTCTCGACCTGATCCGGCCGGGCGTTCTCACCGAGGTCCATGATCCCGTCAGGTGCCGCCTGCGTGACCTGCTTGTCGTTGTACATCGAGCCGTTCAGCTCGGCGGTCACGGCGTGCTTGAGGGTCTCGAGCGGCGGGATGCCCAGAGGACTGTTCGTCCGGTGGTGCATCTTGATGTAGCCCATGTCCGTGTTGCGGAAGGGCACGTTCACGTCGACCGCCGGCTGGTAGTAGTAGCGCGGCATGCCGGGATCGCCGTTCCAGAGCTTGTCGATCTTGATGTGGTCGCCGTCGACGGGCCACAGCCAGATGACCTCGCCACGGACGAGGCGCTCCTTCTCGAACGGAGCTGCGTCGAGCGTGAACAGGTCCTCGCCGAGCTGCTGGAAGAAGGTGTCCAGCCCGTCCTCGCCCGGGTTGGGCTGCATCAGGATCTCCTTCATCCTGTTCATCAGCCCGACGTCAGGCGGACGGCCTGTCCGGTCGAACGGCACGAGGTCCCACTCGGCCTTGGTAAGCTGGCCGATCTTCACGTCGAGGGCGGCGCGCACCAGCTCGCCGTGGACGGCCCAGCTTCGGTAGAGCTGCGATCCGGAGGGCCCCTGACGACGGAGGGCGGTGAGGCCTGACGCGGTCGCGGACATGGCAGCCGTCGACGCTGCTCCTGTGCGAGCGCGCTGGACGGGTACGGCACGACTGAGCTGCTGGCCGATCAGCCCCACTGGCGGAGGTGCTCCTTGACCATGTCGTCGATGTGCTCGTGGACGATCTTGTCCCCGAAGTAGGTCGCCATACGGTCCATCACCGGCTGGAACGGATGACGCTCCGGTGCCCCGTCGGTCACCTTCATGATCGGCTCGACGTAGACGTCGTCGACCGTGCGGACGCCGTCAGCGAACTCGATCTCCGCCATGGCGCGCACTATACACGGCTACCTAGACGGCACAGCCCCGAAGAAGAAGCTCCCGCCCATCAGCTCCATGCTGAAACCGAGCGCGTCGACGCCGTCGTCGTGGCCCCGGACTCCGTCGAAAGCGAGCAGCTCGCGCTCGAACCATGAGTCCTTCAGGGACCGGTGCATGTAGACCTTGCCGTACTTGAACTTCTCGGCGACGGCCTTCGCCCGGGTCCTCTTGTCGGTGTCGGTCTTGCGCCCGACGATCGGGATGTGGGGCTTCTCGTTCATGACCGTCGTGATGACGGTGCTCTGGAACGCTTGGTTCTCGCAGATGACGAGGCCGATGCCCGGGATCTGCTGGTAGCCCTGATCGATGAAGTCGTCGTGCCCCGCCGGGATCCTGTCGCGGTACGCCTGCATGACGTAGAAGTCGCCGGTGTTCCACTGCTCAGCGGTGGTCACCCTCGCTGTCCAGTCGGCGCGCGTCTTGACCGACGACGCGAGGTCCACGCCCATCCGCTTGGTGTAGGTCGCGTCGGTCGGCAGCTCCTCCTCCGGGTCGCCGTCAGGTGTGCCGTACCAGCGGAACCAGACCTTCTGGAAGGTGTCGCCCGAGACGAGGCCCTCGATGTTGTTCTGGTAGGTGCAGTCGAACTGGGCGGCGTTCATGCCTCGGCGCTCGAGCAGGGTCTCCAGCGCGAAGGGCTGCGCGTCGAGGACATCGAGCTGCTGCTCGCGACGCATCACCATCTCGACCACGTCGGCCTCGTCGCCACGATCCAGCGCCGCTCCGGCGCGTCGGTGGCCGTGCTGGACCGCGTGGCCGACTACGCCGCGCGCTACCCGGCGGAGATCGAGGAGGACAGGCGGTTCGCGCGCGCGCTGATGACCCATCACGGCGCGCCGGACCAGGTCATCGCCGACACGGA